CCTGATACTGAGAGTTCACGACATAAAAGTCGGAATCATACAGTTTCGTTGCACCAGAGGAAGCAGTCTTACTAGGAGAGTAATCATGACGATACATGTCATAGGTGAAACCCAGACCACCAGTAGTTTCTTCAGGAGACACCCAGTCAATACGACGAACAACCTGAACAGTATCTGAAGCGAGGACGCGCTTCAAAGAGATCATGTCGTCATAAGAACCAGAGAACTCTTGGAAAGAGTCAACTGCCTGAGGTGGGGAGTTTTCATTGTCCCATGTCTGAGGACGACCAATGAACAAGTACAAACGATCTCTCGTTGCACCAGCATCATCGTCACTTTGGGTCGCAACAGGACCCTCAAGTGCTTTGATAAATTTTCTCGCAGAAAAAATTCTAAACTGATCAGTAAGTAGAGCTGCCATTTCCTAGGTGCTATTGTCCTCTTGTTTATTTATGCGGAATCAGAGCGGACCAATGTCAGATACTCAACGCTCTTGATTCTGAAAGAAGCACCGCCGTTACCAACTGCACGCTCTCCACCTAACACTGCCTGGGCAGATGCACCAGATCCAGTTGTATCGGATGCATCATTGGTGAATGTGATTGTAGGATGAAGTGCATAACTCGAATCAACAGTTTGAGGAATGCCATATCCTCCATTTGTGATTGTAATAGATTCAACCTGGTCACCTGCAGTGGTGAGATTTACAGTTCCTGTTGCCTGAATATCTCCAGTATTTTCAACCACAATAGTTGGAGCAGCAGTGTAGTTTGTTCCATTATCAGTGATTACAAAATCGACGATAGTGCTGTTGTGAGAGAACTCATACAGATATCCGTTAACACCTAATGCAACGTTATTTAGATTGTATGGAACAATATCTTTCAAAGTAAGTATCTTTTCTGTGAGGTCCCAAGAAACAACAGTTCCTCTGACACCAGAAACATCTCCAGTGACAACCTCATTTACTTGGAAAGTACCAGAACCTTCGCCAAGTTTTAGTCTGACTTGTGCAATATGTTCAACACCATCACTCAATCCACCTGCTTCAATAATGGTCGCAAACTTGGACGGGATTGCTGCGTCCCTAATGCCATCTCCAACTTGGAACAGAGTAGTATTCTGACCACCTACTGTTTCTTCAATACCATACAAGGAGTTATAGATTCCGCCATCAAGACTGATTTGATTAGCAAACGTAGTACCAGTATTAATCAAGTCAGGAATACCGTCTCCTGCACCATCTTGCTCATCATCATCTTCAAATGTTCTATCCTGAATAGTTGTAATAGGATATGTCAACGTTGTAATAGTGGATCCTTCTTCTTCAATAACTGTATGAGGAAGAACACCTGTGCCGCTGCTGTTAGCAACACCAGCATCAAACTGAACAATAGCATCTTCAGTAGAAGGAATACCAGCATCAATAAATGCCAGTTCATCAACTTCAAATGTAACAAGAAGTTCTCTGGTTGAAGGATCCCAGTCGTAGACTTTTGCAACTTTATTGTTAGCATTCTCAACTCTACGGATTACTCGGTCACCAACATTGAACTCATAGTTAGAAACACCTTCAACATCCTGTCCTGTATCAAGAACGATTCTCTGATCATATTTGAAGTTTACACCTCTGGTCAGACCAGTAAATCGACCTCTACTCTTAGAAGTATATGTAATAGTTTCCTTGTTAACAATAATCTGACCAGAACCAGCATATGCATCAGTAGATGCAACATAAATCTGCGTATCTTGAGGTCCAAGAGTTTTAGTAAGACCTGTCAGATAGATATCCGAAGAGTTAAATGCCTGACGTGCTCTCGTTTTACGCTTGAGATTAACCAGTTTAGTGAAGATAACATTTGGCGAGGAAGTATAACCTTCACCTGGTTCAATAACATTAATACCAGTGATTTGACCTTGACTGATTACTGCTTCTGCCTTAGCACCAATACCGCCACCACCACTGATGAGAACATAGGGGGGTTCTTGATAGAACTCACCAGGATCTACGACACTGATAGAGGTGACCTTACCAAGAGTATCAATCTCAGCAGCACCCTCAGCGCCTTGTCCACCACCACCTTCAAAGATAAGGTTGGGGGGTGTAGCATAACTTCTACCCTGATTAAGCAGAGACAGACCAGTGACAGTTTGAGTTACGGGAGTTGCTGTTGCTCCTGTTCCTTCACCACCAAGAATAACTGCCTTTGCAGAACCGAAGAAACTATCCCCCTTCTTCGTCATCTTAATATACGAAATAGTTCCGTCAGTGTTCAGAACAATATCACCAGATGCTTCGGTTGGGAACGATGATACCAAATCGGGCACAGCATCACCCTCAAACAGAGGAACACTATAATACTTGGGACCAATAGCATATGGATACTGAGGATTGCCAGAGGCATCTTCAGTCATAAAGTATGCATATGTGCCATTAGGATACTCAGGAGTAGGTCCAAACTTACCGTTGAACTCATCCAACAGACCTGCAGAAGAGTCGTAAATATAGTCTTGAGTTAGATCACCAAGAATATATCCCTCATTAACAAGACGAATACCATGGTCAGAGTCAAGATATGAGAATACATATGCAACACGAGGTGCATTTACAGGAATCGTGATTCTGATTTCTCTTGTAGTAGCAGCATTAAATCCTTGAACATACAACTGACGAGTTGCAACAGTCGATCCATCAAGAACATAAACGACACTATCTTCACCATCATACAAATAAGCGTCATTGCCGATATCGGAAGGATTACCTGTGCTCCACCATCCATCATTAGATAGAGAGAAGAACAGATAGTGACTATCATTTGAAGCGTCATCTTGATTAAAGATATAAGTCTTACCTCTCTTCAAAGTCAGAAGTTGCTCTTCCTGACCCCCAACATAAAACTTGTCATTAACGACAGTAATATTGTAAGTTACCGTGCTTGCAGTAACAACCTCCTCTCTAGTACCAGGAAGTTCTGCTGTAGTTCTCAATCGGTAAGAACTTGTCATTCTACCTACAGTTCTACCTGTAGTGTATCCATATGGACCGTAAATGGGATATCCATCAAAGGACATACCCAGAACTTTAGAGTGACCGTTTACATGCCTAGAACGATCAATCGTTGCAGGGTCATTAGCATCCGATTGATAGAAGTTCTCAACATAGTAGTTATTCTCAATATCCTCGTCTTCAATAGTAGGATCGAGAATCATATAACCTTCATCGCCCTCAAATCCAGACATGTAGCGATGGACTTTG